AAATAATTCATCCATTTTCTTTAAGCTTTCAGGAGCAACCCGTTCAATCAGCCTTCTGTAAATCGCCGCTCTCTTGGGGTCTGTACCCATCAACGCAACATATTTTGCCATCATTTCTGTGGTGTGGCTCATTCTTATACCACCGCCTAAAGATACAAATTTTGAATAGTACCCCTTTCCGTGGCCTCTTCCAATCGCGGCGTTTGACATCGCTTCCATGTAATCCGCTAGATACCCGCCCTCATCCATGTGGCTATGACGCTCTAACCAAGCACTCCAACCAGCATTGCTGTTGCCCTGCCCCACCCTATTCACTTTCAGATCATTTAAGAAAAACAGGAAGTCTTTTTTTCTGGCGGTATTTTCATTAGCGATATTAAGCAATCCGATGGGGCCACCGCTCTTGGCTTGCCCTTTTCCATTCACTCCGTCACCAAATAAGATAGCTATATCATCGTAATCAAACCCAGACCCTCTCAAGATGTCATCAATCAGGTCTTTATCAAATTGTAATTCATCTAATACATCAAAGAATCTTCCGTCTGTGGAGCGCTCTGTGTTTAGCCAATCACGGTAATTGTAAAACGATGGCCTGTTTGCAAACTCCTTTGGATCTATGTCTAATCCTCTGGTTTTCAAAAACGCTAAGATACTCGCTTCCGCTTCGGCGTCTTTTTGTTTTAGCTTTGGGCTTCGATGCAGTTTCCTATCTGCAATTACTGTGTCTTTGAGAAGCGACGATATACCTATCTCCGTTGGGTTGTCATAAAGAAAACGACCCATCATATAATCGATGTGATGTCCATATTCATGACGCCATGTTGTTTTGATTCGCAATAAGACTTCCTGATTTTTTAGCTGATCAGCGGCGATTGCCATATTGATTTCAGGATTTTCATTAGAGCCTTTTCGATTCTTACGGTAAAAACCACGACTTCGCTCTGTGATTGTTTCAACTGGTCTTGTAAGGGCAATCACCTTGAATACATTGCTAGATGTATTCCAGCCAGCGCGATCATGAAATTCTATCTCATTTGCTGTTGCGTCACCATATGGCTGATTGGTTGGAACTGGTTTCTGTGGTGCAAATGTCTCTTCATCCTGTATTACCTCATCATCTGGATCGATATACAGCGTGACACAGCGGCAGTTGATGACGTTTTTTGCCCCACCCTTGGGATCACCAGTGTAAGACATAGCCACGCCGCCTACGATAAAATCCTCATCAAGCGGAACCTCTGTGCCATTAGCGGCAACGTGCGTGGGTCTGGCTCTGGCATCTGAAACCGCAACCCACCGTTTCATCTGATTGGGTATGTTCAAGCTGGCATTTACCTGATGGTTTGCATAACTGGCGGCAGAGTGGGTTTCTGTTCTGGCTATTGTGTTGGCTCTGTATCTCGTGAACGCCCCATCCAGCGAATCTCGGATATTTTTACCTATAGCCAAAGCACCCAAACCCTCTGTCGCCCCCTGCGTGACCACCCGATTGATTTGCCTCATGGTGCTATTGCTGATTTGTGTGATTCTTATCCCGCCCACATCTCTGATATATTGCTGTACAATCGCCTCAAACTGACCTTCTTGTTTGCGATCTCTTAATACCCTTAAACCAAATGCATCAATAACTGCCCGATAATGACTGCCTAAAACATCTGCAAGCCTGTTGGTTAGCGCTCTGCTTACTGTGTCAATTCTGCCTGATTGTTGATATGCCCGTGAGGCATCACGCCCCAACCGACTGAATGTTGACTGCAACTGTGACCTCAGTCGCCTTTCAAAACCAAGCCTGAGTCGGTTCTGTTCTATAAACTCTTTTCTTGGGCTACGCTTCTGTCGTGATGATTTGCCTGATATTCGGGGGTACTGAGTACCACCCGCACCCCGTGAGGCCACTGTGTGGGCATCCTGTGGCGATTTTTTTTGGCGATTTTCCATAATTTACTCTTTTGAGCGTAATGGATGACCTTTTGGCAATAAGTCTCTGTCAAACCGTCCACTGCGGAATCTGCCTGTTCTTACAGCAAACAAGAAAGCATTGATTCTTGCTATAGCCCACTGATCAGGGCCAAGAACTGTGCGCCTTACGGACTCTGGATTATTTCGATATGCGCCAACGCCCCTGCGAAACACCGCCTCAAGCATCCTTTGTGTCACTCGTTTGCCCTTCTTATCACCGTGTTTGTCATTGTGTTCTTTGACTTTGTTCGCAATAGTTTTCTTTGTTCTTTCACTTATCGGTGCTTTTTCCTCTGCAAAAGTAGCTTTCTCCTCACAGTCATCACAGCAAGGTATCATTAGAGAAAGGATTTCTGCCTTTTCGTCCCGCTCCTTGTCTAGTTTAGCCGTTGTTCTTCTGGCCCAGCTTTGCCCAGCGTCACCGCCCCATAATAACCATGCAATTTTCCCTGCGCTTGGGTAGCCTTCCTCACCTTGCCTGAAACCTTCGGCACGTTTATCGACCTCGTGCCTAGAAAAAAAGCTGTGCATCCGCCTCACTGTTCGGGGCGAAAGTCTTTCTCTTGATACAAGTTGCACCGCTCTTGCGACTCCGACTTCGGTTCCGCCTCTGTTAAATTCTTTACGCATCGCGAGTCCACGTTCAGCCGCCTCCGCCATTGCTTGAGTAGGCGTTGTGTCAACGTCTGATTCCGCCTTTGCATCGTCATCTAGTTCCTCCTCTTTATTCTGACCAGTGACCCTCAAGTAAATTGAATGACTTGAGCAAGGCATATAATAGTTGCCATCAGGGCCGCGAACTGTGTGTGTGCCTTCACAATCAAGCTCTCTTGCCCTGCTTGCGGCCTCTGGCTGGCTTTCAAATACATCTCTGCCCTGACCATAGCGCGGATCTTGCTTTGGGGTTGTTAGCTCATCGCCTGTCAATCGGGTATAATCGGCATGGCTGGCGCATGGCATATATACGGTTCCGTTATCTGTATCATGGCTGTGAATCCCTGTGCATCCTATTTCTTCAGCCCTAGCTTCAGCCTCACTTTCAGTTGTAAATACATCCTTTGCAACTTGCGCTTTGCTTTCGTCAAATATTCCATAAGCATTTTTTGCGTCCTCTTCTGCCTCTGATCCTTGTGTGGCTGGTGTCTCTGGCGTTCCCAAAGGAAAAAGATTAGCCGCGATATAGACATCATCACCTCCATCTATGGGTTCAAGCCCTAAACGTTCCCTCGCTTCATTGCGTGATATGATGCCTTCCCTGACTGCTTGGGTGACGTTTTCATAAATTCTACGCCGCCTTTCGGTCATAGCTGGCACAGCCTCAAAGTCATACTCAATGCGGATGTCATCACCATACATAGGGGAAAGCCATTCGTTCAAATCAGATTCCACCCTTCTTGCAAGCGGCATTATCGTTTCTTCATAAAGAGCCAGCCGAGCTTCTTGGACATTTGCATACGTTTGTGCATCAGGAATACCGATAAGTTGACTTGGAACGCCAAAACACAGAGCGATATCCTTCGCCGCCATATTTCTCTGTTGCAGAAAATCCATGTCTTTAGGGCTAAGACCCATTTCACGCCAATCGAAATCACCCTCCAACAATAGCGGCCTCCCCGCATTAGCCGCACCAGAATACTTGACATTCAAATCATCCATTAATTGTTGCCTTTGACCGTCCGTTAGCTGTATTGGCAAGCCCCTGTCATTGGCTGGTTTGAATACGATTGCACCACTTGGCCTTGCACCATTGTTTAACAAGCTAATGTTATGGGTGTTTATAGCGTTATGATTATCTATATCTGTTGCCGCCGCCATCAATGGAGATAAACCATAGTAATCATCTAGCGGATTATATAGCTTCATATGCTTTACTTCAGATGCTCCTGTGATTGGATCTGCATCATAGGTTTTTATTATTTTGCCGCCTAACACATATTGATAGGCTTCGGGTGTGGAAGTTTTGCTGGGTTTAATCTTTACACGATCTGGCCTCAACAGGTATAGCTCTCTGACATCGCCGTTTATATCTGATTTTATTGCGTAATTATTGCCCGACAAAAGCAGATAGGAATAGACAGCTTGAAAATACTCGACTCCTGCTTGTGTAGGATTTGGGCGACGTAGCAAAGAAAGCAATGGATGTTGTACTAGCTCATCATCTCCCTGAAATAATTTGAACGGTATGCAAGCCGCACCGTTTGCTATTTCGTTTATGCATCTGTAAACAATAGCATTTTTGCGATATCCTTCATCTGCATAGGCGTCATAATTGTCTCTGCGATAATGAGAAGCCGCATTAACATTCAGATACACCTGTGGTGCTTCTTTTGTTTCTGGTGCTTTTGGTTGTAAAAATGTAAAGAAATCTTTGATGCCAGCCATTAACTTACTCTCCATATTGCAGTCCCGCTAGACTGACTCAATTCAGTTAATGCCCAGACTAGAGCATCAAGTCTATCAGGTGATTTAGCACTGTTTGCCGCGTAAGAGCAAAGCTGATCTTCAAGTTCTTTGAACATACCCACATGGGAAACCTTTTCTTGCTCATATAAAGCGGCGATAGGCTCTGCCCGAACCAGTTTACCCCGTGATGCCCTCACAGGAGTATATGGCACAGTATCATCTATGTTTCTCAGCAACTTTTCAACTAAATCACCACCGTTGTTGACCTCTGCCACGATACGATCAGCCTGATACTTGTAAAACATATCAATCGCCGACCTACCCCAGCCGTCAGGAGACATCCTACCAGAAACATCATCGATGACATAGTACCGATTGTTATGGCTCACCCCCGCCACAATAATCCCTGTTTCATCAGATTCTTCCGTATTGGTGACCGCTGGATCTATTGCTACAACGATTCTTTGCAATTCTGGTAACTCATCTCGCTGAATCCTTGTCTTTTCGATACCACGATAAGACCAAAGCGCACCTTGTACATCATCTAATATCTCTGCGTATAGCTCTTGTCTGCCCAACCTTGTGCCTGAATACCTCTCTTCAAGCTGTTTAAGCGCACTTTCTGCTAGGTTTTCATCGTTTTCAAAGGTGTTTCCTCGCGTAATGTGAACATCATCGCCCTCACGCTTTACAAAACCCGTGATAATTTCGGTTGGCCTTGGGGTTGTAGTAATAATTACTTGAGGCTTTTCTCCTAATCGTAAGCCAAACATCATCTGGTCATAGGCATCTGGGTATCTCCAAGCCGCCAGTTCATCTGCCCACACCCTATGAAACTGCGATCCACGCAAACGATCTGGCTCTATGGCGGCATAACCCTGTATAATCGAACCATTCCATAGCTTGATTTCCATTGCTGTGCGGTTGTATGCACTGCCGTCACCTGTCCATAAGCACTCTTTGGGTATACAAGACAACAGACCACTCGACCCCTCAAAGCAAACCCGCCTTAAATCGCCCTGTGTGGGTGCTACAACGCCACATCTGGACTCAGGGTTAGCCATTGCATACCCAGCTATATCTTGTGCGCCTGTGCGTGTTTTGCCCCAGCCACGACCCGCCAGAATTAGCCACACCGACCAATCCCCCTTTGGGGCCACCTGTTTGCTTCTGGCTGTAGATGCCCATCTGACCTGTGAGGCAAAGGCGTGAGCATCTTCCTCTGCTAATGTCGCTGTTAATTTCTTCAGCTTTTCAAGCTGATTATCTGGCAGATTGACCTGTAGCCCCTCTGGTGACATCAATTATCCTTGTTTCTTGCCATTTCAGTCAGGATATCCATAGCCTCACTCAATGCAGTGTGG